ATAATTATATCCTCCTAGTTTTCCGAACATAGTCTCTAGGCCGTCGACTATACGCGTCTATGTTCTAATTAATTGTATAGTAAGAAAGTTATACTCTTATTTTTTCAAGAGTGCAAGAGAGCCTGTAATTTGGTTTGATATTTATCCAAGATGTAGCTTTTTATTAAGTAGCTACTGAAACTTCTGGCGCAGCATCTTCTATCTTATTTGCAAGATTAGCTATTTTAGCCTCTTCTTGCTTGATAGCATTGACAACTTCTCTAATTTTGTTGTCAATTCTTACCATATCCAAAGTATACCTTTGGTTATCACGCTGATGCACCGCCCACTCTGTCTCGAGACTTCTCTTCTGTTTGTAAAGGTCTCTGACTTGTATTTGCATCTATGGTCTCCTCATAAGTTAGCCATAATTTAGACGAATCAATGAATCCATCTTTTTCCCATACAATATCATTTTTTCCTAGTTTGTCAACTAGTGCATTTTCAAAGGCCTTATCCTCATCCTCTGACGCAATATTGAAGCTAGCATAGTATCCGTATGCTCTTATCTGTACTCTAAATGTCTTCATGATTCCTTTCTTTCTACCATAAAAAAAGGGGGCTCGAAAGCCCCCTTTTAATTTTCTTTTAGTACAAATTACGCACCTTCTACGCCAAATATACCTCTAGGGTCAGATACACCAAATGAGTATCTTTCTCTAGCTTTGTATCTCACGTTTCCAGTATCGAAGTCACCTTCCATTGCAGTTGTTAATGGAGCTCTTGTGAACATTTTCATACCATTTGGTACGTCTGTAATGATGTAGAACGCATCAGAGTCAGTTAGGTAGTTGTTCACTCTATAACCTTGAGGAACCATACCCATTGATACGATTGCGTTGATATCATTATCAGCTGTTCCAGTTCTACCTTGAGATTTCATCAATCTCTCAGCTGTAAACTGAAGCTCTGAAGGGACAATCATTTTTACCCCTCTAGCTGCAACTCTAAGACCTCTTTCATCAGTCATAGCCGCGATGTCAATCATCGACTGTTCTAATGAAGTTTCGTTAAGATCTGCCTGAGTAGTTAGGGTATTTTTGAAAGTACCCGCTACTGTAGGGTGAGATGTACTAAATAAAGCGACAGCGTCACCTGATTTAAATGTAGCCGTTGAAGGCAGACCATTTATTAAAGGCTCTACTGCTTTTACTTGTTTAGCATTACTCATAGATCTTGCTAAAGCTTTTGTGTATCTAGAAGCAAGTCTGTCGTAGAGATTATCTTCGATAGCTTCTTCTGTGATAGCAAATGCTAAAGCCACTGTCTCGTGAGTGTATCTAGCTGTGAAAGTTTCTTGTGCTTCATCAAAAGAGACTCCGCTACCTTCTGCTTTCACTTGTGCGTTTGCGAAACCAGATAACATTACTTCTTCTTCAAAAGCTCTGTCACTGTTTTCATTTGTATAAATCTCAGCATGCTGATTTTCATACCTTTTGTATTCCAGCCCAAATAGTGCATTTAGGCCTGGCTCTAGTTCTTTAACTAGTTGCGATCGTGATATTGCCATAGTCTATATACTCCTATTAGTTGTGGCCGTTGAACGAATTCAGATTCGATACAACAACTACAGACGCAAAAGCTGCAGTAGCATCCTCATTTTCAGGATCCTCTGCAGATCTTAATAATCTGAATTGTTTACCGTTCGCTGAAGTTGTTCCAATGTCTAATGTAGACGATGATTTACCAGTAGTATCGCTACCTGCTGATGAGTTCATGTCATACGTTTCTAACATTGTAGTTACTCCAGTCGCTGCATCCGCACCAACCACGTATTGCTGGAATGGATCGTCTATTACAAAGGCTGTTGTGTCTTCACTGTTAGCCGGCGTGATAGTTGCTTTGTAGAAGTTCGAGAACGTCGGCTTCAAAGTTGTTGCCGCGTTAAAGAAGATTCCGTTCAAAACACCTATGATATCTGCAGCAGAACCGTTTCCGCCTACTACATAACCGCTAGAGATTTTAACACATTCACCATTGTAAATAGTTGTGCTGTGGCCAGCATCGATTTTGTATTTTCCTTGACCTTGGATAGATGGTCCACCACCTAATCTTCCAGCTGGGATAAGTCCAAAACCTTGTGTGTTTCTGTTTGCCATAGTTTTATCCTATTCCAATTAGTTGTTAACGTTAAATTCGATGATTGTAAGAATCGTTAAAAAATTAACTATTTCTTTGTACCACCGAAGGTTACACGAGATTGTCTATCAATATTGATAGGCATCCTCTTATCCTGCTCCTTCATGAGATCGTTGTCTACGGCATCGCTACGTTCTTTATGACGATTAGTCATATACTCCATACGTTGTCTCGCAATCTCTTCAGGTACCTTTGCAAGTAAAAGGCCTCCAACTCCGACTACTCCCTTGTATTTACCATCTTCAACGACTGGATAGTCAGATGCGTTTTCGATTTCTTCTGATCTTACAAGTTCATAACCTTCTCTTAATCGTCCAGTTACGTTCTTAGTATCTTGAAAACCGACGCTCTCTGCTCTAATCCATCTGTACCTGAAACCATCAGGCGCAGGGGGTGCATCTAAAGCTGACGGATGGACCCAAACTTTTGGTCTTTCAGATTTTGACCTAGTTTGACTCGCACGAGATTTATTTTTTTCGTTTTCCATATTACGCTCCTCCCGTGTTTTTTAGTTGTTTTGCGTACTCTTCGAGTGGCACACCTAATTTTTTAGCGATTGCTACCTGTGACGATGTGAGTTTCACAGTTTTGCGACCTGGTTTAACGCTTCTTTTTGCAGAAGCAACCGTCTGAACGGGTTCAGTCGTTTGTTTAACATCTGTTTTAGCAAATTTATGCGGAAAGTCAACACGGATTCTTTTATCTATTTCTGCATAATATTCATCAGACTTAGGATCATAACCTTCTTTATCAACTAAATCTTTATGAATTTCGAACGCTGTATATGTCATGGCTCTGTCTTGTCCAAACCATGTGTTCTTTGCTGCCCAAGCTTCAGCTGCGGGATCACTTGGCTCTGCTTGTGTGACTGACTGTTCAGGAGCTTTAACTTCTGAAGGTTTAGACACCATGCTTTCTCTTGCATCTTTTGTTTGCTGTAGTTTAGCATTCTCAAATGAAAGTGTAGCAATCCTTTTGTTTGCCTCAACTTGTGCTTTCGCATCACCAGCATCAATAGCCGCAGCAAGTTCTTTTTGTGCTGCTTCTAATCCTGTGGCTATGCTAGACTCAAACTTTTTAATGTAGTCAGCATCAGTTTTTTCAAACCTTTTTTCTAAGGCTTTTCTTTTTTCTTCAACCGATTTAGCATACTCGGTGGCTGCATCTCTTTGTCTTTCAGCCTCACGCATTTTACGTGTAAGTTTTGCTATTCTTGATTGAACACCTTTGCTGTACTCTTCAAGTTTATCGTCTTCTTTTTTTGTTTCTTCTTTTACTTCTTCTTGTTTCTCTTCACTTGTTTCTTGTTTAGGTTCGCTATCCTGAACAGCTGGCTGCTCATCAGGTTTCGCAGATGAGTCATTGGACTCACCACTGTCTTCAACAACTGTTTCATTGGTTGTCTCCTTTTCTTCTAAGTTGATTTCTGCTCCTTCACCTGAAGTATCAATATCAACTAGTTTTTCTTCTTTTGGCATAGTTTACTCCTTCTATGATTAATATTCATGCAAGATATCCTCTGGATTCTTGATGGTCGCTAAAACTTCATCGTCGTTTAGCAGACGTATCTCTCCCCCCTCTATTTTTATTCTTGATCCAGCATAACGGGCAAACATTACCCATTCCCCTTCCTTGCACCAAGGACCTTCAGGATATCTTTCCTTGTCCCTATAGCAGTCTGGACCCATTCTTAAAACTAAACCACATTGTGATGCAACTTGTTGTCTCTCTAAGGTTGTCTCGGCCATAATTAGGCCTCCTTTAGTTTTCTCTTTCATTTTGAAAGGCAAAACTAATAACCTCCAACCAGTTGGCTGTGGTAGTTTTTCTGAATCTTGTTTTGATAAATCTTTTTCTTTTTTGACTCCTACCAATTCTTTATTCGGTAGTTTTATCTTCGATGTTGATGACTGTTCCATGTTGCTC